ATCAGCATTTTGCGATCCCACCAGAACGTCGCGGTAATGTGGCGCGGGGTTGCTGGTGATGTTCAGCCCTGTCCAGCCCGTGCCATCCCAATCCGGCACGAGTCCCGCAGCGTTCACAGACAGACGCTCTATGTTGAGGTTTCGCGCCCGGATCGCAATCAAGGCAAAGTCGTCAGTCGTGACCGGGCTCTGATTGTAGATCGACACCGATCGCAGGAAAGTCAGCGTGTCCGACAGGTCATCGCGCCCAAAAGAAATCTGCCCCGGCTGACCGAAATAGGCAAAGAAGTCGCGCGCCACGCCACCATAAAGATACGTCGCGTCAGCAAACGCCGCCGTGCGGATCGTGTGGCCGCGCTTGATTTCGACCTCGTAGCGTCCCGGCTCGAAATCTGCCGGATCAAGGATAAATTCAGCTACCCCACGAGAAAGATTTACGCGCCTGATACCCGTGGTCCCAAGTGTATTCTGGTTTACAAAGGTTCCCCCAGAACCAGAATAAAAGTAGCTATCCGCCACCCATGCCGGGGATGCGGGGGCCACGCTTTGTGCCGCCGTCGTAGAAAAAGCCGCAACGAACCCCTTGGACGTTGCCGCCGTGGGGGCTTCATTGCCGGGCGCGCGCCACACCAGTCGGATCGTCGCGCGCAACGCCCGAAAGTCCGCGCCCTGATAATGCAGTTCTGGCAGGTTGCGCCACGTCGCCGCGCCCCGCAACCGGATGCGAATACGGAGCGGCACACGCACCAGATCCTCCGGGGCGGATGGACGGCCAAGACCCTGCGAAAAGGCGATCTGCATTTCGTGTAGCGCGGGTGCGCGCCGCGTGGATATAAGCTGCGACTGTGGCACTGCCAGAGACACGTCGATGTCAGGGTCCAACAGCGTGCCGTTGTCTTGGCTAACCCGATGCCCGCGAATCTCTTGGCCTACCGACTCAGTTCGCGCGTATCGCGTCAACAGAGACAAGCGGCGATCACCCGGTAGGCCGGGGCGGGTTTCAACCTCTAGCCCCTCAATATCTGATATTGGCGCGGCCCCGATCTGAATGTCCGCAAGATCGTGAGGCCCGGAAAGGCCGTAGACAGCCTCAACGATTTCGTCGTCGCCATCAAAAGTCACCAGCGGCTCGGCCAGGAAGGACGGGAAAACCCGACGCTGGCCGATGACGCGCGGTACAACACCATTCGGATCCAGAATGTTTCCGCGCGCGCTGGCGTCGCGTTTTGTCTGCTCGGCGTCGGCTCCGCCTTGGCCAAGCGTGGGCGGGGGCGACAAGGAGTTCAGCAGGAGGCTACCGACAAGAGATATGCCGCCCGCCAGAAGGTTCGCGCCGATGGTGCCCGCTGCGAAATTCGCGCCGAGCGCTCCTACCAAACCCCCGCCCGCAACAAAACCCGTCAGGATCGTCAGACCAATAGCCGCTATCAACGCCAGCGGGTTTTTGCCGTCATCCCCGCCGCCACCGCCCAATATGGGCGCGTGAAAAGTCACCGCATTGGCGATGCCGCCTGTGACCGCTTTCGGCCGCACAAGATGCCAAGCCCCCCGCGGCACTTCATTGCCGCCAAGGCAGATCGTGCCGTGCTTTTCAAATATCGAAGGCAACGTCATCAGCGGAACAAGTTCCGCCAACGTCAGGCCCTCGGGGAGTTTCTGGATGCGAGGAGCAATTTGACCAAAAGGCGGGCGGTAGACGCAATGCAGGCTCATCCGACATACCTTCGATAACCTGTCACCCGTCCCGCAATAAGCGGATGGGACAGAGGAACAACCACCGCGTCGGTCGCGCGTTCGGTGTGCAACATCTGGCGCGGTCCTACCATCACGCCAACGTGCCACACTTGCGCCCGCCCGCGCAAGAGCGCCACATCAAACGCTTCGCCGTTCGTCACCGGAACCCATATCTCATCTGCCTGCGCCCCCGCCATCCCCCGCGCGACCTCGACCAGCTTTGCCGCATCGATCTCGCCGTAGGACGGTAGATCAATGCCCCGTTCCGCAGCGTAGACGCGCCGCACCAGTTCCCAGCAATGCGCCTCGGTATAGGGTGTCCCGATGTATTTTGCCCACCACGCGCTCACGAAAAAAGCCCCGGCGTTCTGGATTCAGTCGCGCGCAAGCCCGGATACGGCTCTTGGGTGTAATCCCGCAGCAGCAACCGCCCGCTCGCCGCGCGCGCCGTGCCGCTCACGTCCATCAGATCGAAATTAAGGAATTGCATGATCGGGATCGGCGTTCGCACAGTCACGCGCGGCTCTTGTGTCAGGTCGAAGTCATTGCTCGTCAGCACCCAGATTGAAATTCGTGCTCGCTCTGGTAATGCGATCAGTGCCTGCGCTATCGTGCGGTCGATCGCTGGAAGGGTGATGCGCGCCTCTGGCGGTCTGTCGTTGTCGTTCACCGCTTCGAAATCAAACATCACCGGCGACCATTCTGCGCTGTTCCAGGTATACGGCAGAACATCAGACACGACGCGCAAAGGCGCGCTCAGCAGGGGATGCGTGATCTCGGCAAAGGTCAGCGTGACATCGCCGCTAGCCTCAGCGTTGAGAGCCGCATGGACGGCGGGGGTGAGGTCGCGGTTCATTGCAGGAACCCCGACAGCCAAGACACGCCAGTTGGAGCAGTCTGCGGCACGTCACCGGCATACGTCACGGTAAGGAACTGTTGTGTGGATGCCGCGCTCTGCTCAAGCACCAAATAGTCGCCCGTGATTTCCGACAGATCCGCCGCCGCCACCGGGACGCCATCTATCCAGTATTTGTCCGCCGCGTAATCCGCCACCCAATCAGGAACGCGCGCGCTGTTCGGAGCGAAATATGGTGCAAGGGGGACTCTCCCCGGCAGCATCAGAGCCGCGAACGCGACTCGGATATTCGTGCCGCCCGCGCTGGTTTCAGTGTAAGGCGTTTCGGTCATCTGCCAGCGCGCGATGAGATGCGTTCGGGGGTGCCGCCAGATGTACGGCAGCGTCCCGTCAAGTAGGTCATTTCGAACCCAAGCCTCAAACACACCCATTGTTGCGGCGTCCGGGAAACTGAACTCCAGCGACCATTGCTCCAAGCGTGCAGTCGTGCGGCGCCGAACAATAGGGTTTCCCGCGTCGGTAGGAAACTCATACCTGTTTGAGACCGGACCCCCGGTGCTGGATTGCAAGGGTCGAAGGTATGCGTCAAGGGGCCAATAAGCGGTCATCTTTTTGTCCTGGTTGGGGCGTTACCGAACCGCCCGTTTGCTTGATCGAACCCGCCACTGGCAAAGTCCCGGCGCACTTCGCGGATCACAACATCCACAATATCGACTCCGTTTGAGCCGGTGCGCCGCCGCTCCTCGACCTGCGTACCACCAACTTGGTTATAGACGTTGACGATGGTGCCGCCACCGCCGCCGGAACCGCTAACTTGAACACCCAGATCGCCGCTGGCGTTTCGCTTCAGCGGCATGATCGCTTCGGGACCGGCTTCACCCATGAGGCCGTTACGTCCGCCCGCCATCGGGAACATGGTCGGGCCGCCCACCACGCCCCCACGCGCGAAGGGGATCACGCTGCCGTTTCCGAAAACGTTACCTTGCGCGTTCAATCCGCCTGCGCCAGCCGGTGAAAACCCGGAGAACGCGGTCGGCATGAACCGCTGGGCGATCTGCAAGAAGGCCCTGTTCAGGAACATCTCTGCCAAGGTGCTGAGCAAGTCTTTCGCCGCCTCGTTCGCGCTTTTGGACCCCATCACAAACGCCGTGAAGGCGCTGGCGGCGGACTGCTGGATCTGCTTGTTCATCTGGTCGATATCTTTGATCCGGTCGATCTCGGACTGGTGTGCTTCAATCCGCGCCGCCGCGCGCATCAACTCAGCTTCGGTGTAGGCGTCCGCCTGCGTGTCAAGTTGCTCAACAAGCGCGAAATATGACTCTCGGATGCTGCGCTCTTGGCCGTGCAGCCCCAAGAGTTCGCGGCGTTTGCCGAGTTCCTGCTCAAGCGCGCGGGTGATACTCTCGATAGTAGTGACCCGTTGTTCGCCACCACCGCCGCCGCCGTCGTCTTCTTTATTGTCACCGTCGCGGAGAGCGGATCTTGCATCGGCTAGATCGGATTCGACATCAAGCACGCTTCGGAGTGCTGCTTCCTCATTACGCAGCATTATTGTGGCGGCGTTTCGGATGGTAGATTCCGGCGAGTTCAAAGACTCTTGCAGCTCGGCGCGCCTGACAGCCATGACCCCGCTTATGGTGGCATCCTGTTCGCTGCCGCCACGTTGCAGGGTGCTGAGTTCGGCCTGCGCTTGGATCATCCGATCCTGAAGCCCGCGGCTCGCGTCGGCGGCGGCGGCAAACGCGCCCGAGATACGCCCGGCCGCAGCCGCAAGACGATTCGCAGCGCCCTCGGCGGCACCTATTTCAGCGGTCAACATTCGGTTGTTCCGCAGCGCGTCCAGATAGGCCAGCGCCAGTTCGCGCGCCGCATCGCTGGTTCCCGCCGCCGCCAGAAGCTGTTCGCCCAAGGCATCCTGAATTGCTTCTTCGGCTTGCTTACGCGCCTCTGCGAACCCGACACCCTGCGCGATCAGAGCCAACTGCGACTGGATGAGATCGTTTTCGCGCGAAAGGCTGTCTTCCAACGGCGCAACTTGGCGAGCCAGCGCGGACAATTCCAACGACTGTCTAAGTTGGTCGCCGCGGTCCACGGCGTCTCGCAGACCGTTAGCGAACGTGTCCACCGATCTTTCCAGGCGCATCCCTTCCATGCCCGCCGCCCTGAGCTCGTCAGAGAAGTCGGAGACACGTTTAGG